ACCCCAAAGCATAATTTTTTACGCCATTTTCCCACGCACTTCTGAATTTCATTTTTTCAATTATATTATATAACGTTTCTTGTTTCATTTTTTCTCTCTTTCCGTTTTATAGTCTTTTACTTGACTTTATTTATAATATTTTTCAATAAGTGTTATAATTGTCTTTTGTGATATATCGTTTTCAATATCTTTCAATCGGTTGCGTAAATTCCTTTTTGATACTTCATTTTTCGGTTTTAATCCATTTACTCGTATATACAACATACAATAGTTTAGCATTTTTTTAGTCCTCTAAACTTTCAATAAAATTTGATGTTGCTATGAATATCTCTTTCAAACTTAACATGTTGTAAACCTCAATACTATAAAAATGTTTAATATAACTGTCTATATCGTCCAATGTAGTGTCTTTTTTGGTGTAATATTGTATGTAGTTTTTTAAATTGGTGATAACTTCATTGTGTATAATATCTTTTATTGTTTTTTTCATTTTTTTTCACCTATTTTTACCCAGTTTTGATTAAAACCCGTCAAAACTGCATATTGACATCGCGGATTGTTTTCAAAAAAAGTTTTTTTTGCAAGTTTTATCACTAAAAATAACATTGCTTGTTGATTTGGACGCTCACTCCCCAGCCAGAAAGTCAAACATTGTTTTAAAATATACTCGTGCGTGTCGTTATTTTTTTCCATAACAAAAGTGCTTGGTGTTCTTACAACTTGTCTGCGGTTTCGCCCGTTTAGTTTTTCGAATTTCATTTTATAATACCTCCAGAGTGCTTGCCATTTTTGGTCAAGACTTATCTCGTTATCTCATATAAACAATACCGCCCTCTGTTTTTTACTACTTCATATTGCTTCATTTTTTCCTCCTTTCTTTTTTTTAAGTGTTTACATCCCTAAATGTTGTTACAAGTAAATTGATAATCATTGTTTGCTAAAAACATTAACAAGTCTTTTAATGCGTTCATTCTTTCGGGGTTCGATGTATCAAATGCTAACGTATTTGTGTAGTTTCTTGTTCCGCGTTTGCGATAATTTACAACGATTAATTGAAAACCGTTTTCTCTGTGTTTTTGGTTGTTCATAGTTCTATACCTCCTATCCTGACACTATATTATCACATCTTGAAACTCTTGTCAAGTGTTTTTTAAAAATATTTTTAATTATTTTTTATAAATATTTTTTAATTATTTATTGACAATTATGCATAGTTTGAATATCAAACAATGTATAAACGTCAATAATTTGATATTGTGTTATATTGATTTTTTGCTATCTGTTATTGTCTATCTATTATATACCAAACGCGTTGTAAGCCCTCTAGAATCGTTTGTAATCAATTTTTATCTAAATACCTAACAAATGCCCAGTAGTATTAAAAAACGGGTATACCTCATTTTACAAGGTTGATTATAATAAACCGCACGCCTGTAATCGTTTGAATTTAAAAAGTAAGGTATATATTCATCTCGTTTGATTATAGAAAAACATACTGTATCACATACAATAGTGTATGACATACAGTATAATGCTATGTATTGCATAGTATAATATCTCCTAAAAATTTATGATATGTGAGCATACGCTCATATGTTGATAGGGGGTGGAGTGGTTGGGTATACTCTACACAAACACGCATAAACATATATATAAACATATATATAAATACATAAATACATAAATACGTATGAAGATACTCTCATATGTTAGCACTCTATGAGCGGGAGTGCTATTGTTTGAACATCAAAGTATATTCATTTGAATATCAAAGTAACTACCCCCCGACCGATAGGTCGATATGCACACACAAGAGGGGGGAGGGTGGGCAACTCTATACTTCATAAAGGGTATTTCAATAGAGGGTTATACAATGAACAAGAAATGTAATTGTTCATTTCTATAAAAACTTAAATTTAGAAAGCCACAATAAATTTAGGATAAAATAGTTTTAGGGTATAGTTAATATGGTTTGTGTTAAACAAGATGTAAGATAAGTCCATTTAATCTATAAGATATGGATATACCTTATATTACATACGTAGTATGATGATAATACATTATAAGATATGGATATTAAGAGGATATATATCACCTTGTAAACACTAAAGTATTTCATTGTTAAAATAAAGGTATAAATGTTATCATATCTTATTAACAGATATAATTGTTATGATATATAAGATATACATTCTATAATATCCCCTTTTACAATTTGAAAATGATGTTAAAATGAATGTTAAAAGTAGTTAAAAAACGACTAAAACAATCAATGTATTTCTTGGTATATCCCTATATATACAGAGGGACAGGAAATACACGATTTCTGTAACATTTGTTACGGAATTAGGGTGTTTAAATTATTTTAACAAGTAGGAAATAATCGTTAAGTAATCGCAAAATCTATGTATTTGTTTTGATGAACACAATATTTGTCGTTATTATTATATAGTATTTGCGACAATGCTTTGATATGCAATTATGCACTATTTTTAAAAAGTGTGAAATTGCATTGGCTTATTAACTAACTTGGTGTATCATATTAGTATAAGAGTAGTGGTATTTTTTAAAAATATACGGTATATAAAACTAAGTGCCGAAAATATTTTAAATATATAACGATTATCTTCATTTTTAAAGAATAATATAACTTTACTAAAATATGAAAACGTTTTCATTTGAAAATGAATGAAAATATGTATTTGTAATATTAGAGGGGTTGTTTTCCTATGCCTCCTAAGGAGAATATCCCTTCGTGGGCAATTTTTAAGGTGAGGAGGAACTTGATATGAAGGTAGAAGTTAGTAAGAAATTTATAAAGATTTATAATGAGAGATACTTTGGAAAACAAAAAACAAAGAACTTTATCTTTGGTAGAAAACAAAGTGAGATTGATAAGATTGAAACATTTAATGTGTTTGACTACTTAGTCGCCGAAAATCCATTCTTGATAAAAAGAGTAAGAACGTTCAATAGAGATAAATTCATAGGGAAGGAGATTACAATGAAAATAAAAAATAAGTATATAGAAGTTCCACAATCGTATAAGAACTTACATTCACAACAAAAACATATGTTGATGTTACTTGTTTCAGATATGTATGATGAACAATTTGATTGTTATTTATATGACAATCCTAAAATGGCGTGGTTGATGATTTATGTGAAAGAAAAAGATTTAGATAAGTATGGTTACTTTAAATTAAATGATGATGGTAAGCGTTGTGGATTTACATTCCACGATAAGATAATGGAAGGTGTTGCTATTCGTAATGGTCGCACTATAATGAATAATCCTTTTATGAAACAAGCACATTTAGATTTGATGGCTGAGGCATTAGGAGATAAGGAACAGTTAAGAACAAGTATCTTAGGGTTTTATAAGAATGTTATCAATGACCCCAAGGTAAAGATTAAAGATAAGATTGATGCAAGTAAAGAACTTGCTAAATTAGGTGGATTAAGTGATGACACTATTAAGATAGAACATAAACATTTAGATACCACTCAAACTCGTAGCATCTTAGAACAACTCACTGGTAGCGATAACGCATTTGTTAAGGTTGGAAAAGATTTAGACAAAAAAATGCAGTAAGGTAGGTATATTTGTAGGTGGCAGTTTTATTTGAAACAAAGAAACCGATAACCCAACAACAAATGGATAAGTATCGTGAGATTATTCAATATGGTATAGGCTATAATATTGATTATTGGCAAGATACGTTCGAAAGTGCAAAAGCAAAATTACTAATTAAAGATATTTTATCCATACACGCAACACACATTACCGTTGAAGGTGGAAAGCGTGGAGGGAAAGATGTTATTGCCTTATGGGCATACGCTAATTACTTAATGTTAGCCCCTGACAAATATCATTTGGTTACAGGAACTACGGTTGACCACGCAATTAGAACCGTTGCTGTGAGTGATGGATTTGGTTTACAATACCTATTACCTCACGGAATGATGACAACTGAGAATAATCGTAGAGTGTTTCGGTTTTTAGACTTTTATGGGTTTGAAAAGGAATTACACTTCTTTGCAGGACGAGATAATGGAGATAGTGAGGCATTTCGCGGATTTAGTTATGGTTCGCATTATGCTAATGAGGCTATCCAACAACACATTAACACAATTAAAGAAGGTGCTGAAAGAACAATATCGTCTAAATGGCGTAAAATCATTCACACTCAAAACCCATTAGGGGTTAGTTCTAACTACTATGAGGTTTATGAAAATCCTTTAATTGCAAAAGATGATGAAATTAAAGGGTATAAAGAACAAAAAAGATACTACTTAACCCAATATAAGTTAATTTATGCGGGGATTGAAGAACGTAGAGTTAATGAAGTTCGCAAATTACGTGATAAATACTTTGAAAATTATAAAGTTCAAACATTAGAAGAATTATTTAATAAGAATACATTAGCACATACCGAATATATGCGTAAAGAGAAAAACATCAACAAAAGATACCAAGATGAGTTAAATGGTGGTTCACCATCTCATTTTAGAGAGTTTGTTGAATGGTATGCTAATCCTAATCGAACTCGAAATGGATTATACTATAGATACCATCACTTCACATTAAGAGATAACCTATCGGTTAGTGCTTTAATGGTTGAAGAGGTTGAAAGTGAATATGAAGTTGGTAGTGTTCGATATAAAAGAGATATATTAGGACTTCGGGCATCAGTAGATGGTGCAATATGGGATACATTTAGCGATAGTAATATTTATGATGAAGATTTACCTAATCAAACTGGATTACCAAGATATTTAAGTATTGACTATGGAATGGCAAATGACTTTGTTATTCTTGATATTACACAAGATGATGACAATACTGTTTATGTCGAACGTGAAATACGCTTCATACCAGCAAAAGACCCAAGAACACCAACCAATGCGTTATACGCTGAGATGGTAGATGAGGTAATTCAAAGTAGAGAAAATGGAGAATACGTTGCTGTAATTGTTGACCCCTCTGCAAGACCATTTATCAATGAGTTATATTCAAGAGGTATCAATGTAATTAGAGCAGACAATACGGTTTCTAATCGTAAAGATGATGATAAGGCAAGAACTGATAAAAACCCAGATAAACAAATATTTGGAATTTGGTTGGTTCGTGATGGGTTTGCCACACCAAGTGGTAATGGTAAACGTAAGATAATGATAAATAGAAAGAATACTCATTTAATAGACGAAATAATGAGTTACGTGTTAGATAGTAAGAAGTTAGAACAAGGTCTTGAAGTTCCTATGAAGATTAAAGACCACGGTTGCGATTGCTTACGTTATTATGTGAACACAGTAATTAAAAACATTCAAAACTGGAAAGGAGATTTTGTAGGTGAGCAAAAGATATTATCCCTCAAACAAGAACAAAAAGGAACAATCACAGATGAACAACAAATTGAGCAATTCCTCGACATTTGGAACACCCTCAATAACGTTGGATAGTGATTTTACTGGATTAGTTGAGGACACTTTCTCCAATCCAATGTTAAATCTTGGGTTTGGAACAGGCGACCCACTAAATGGAACGGTATTTACTAACACAAGGTCAATTACTTGGGATATTTTCAAGATTGATGCTGCTGTTAGGTCAGAACCATTCTTTAGAAAAGCATTAGAATACCATTCAATGATGCCGTTGATTAACGGAATTGATATTTATTCTAACAATATTGATAGTGAACGAATTGAGATTTTAGAAGCAGAACGACAAAAACACGATAAAGCCTTACGAAATATGATGTATCAAGGGTTTGCGTATGGTGGTGCTGGTGGTTTAATTATGATTAAAGACCAAACCAACAAAAGCGTATTAGAAAAACCATTAGACTTGGATACGATTTCACAAGGTGATTTTATCGGTATCAAACCTGTTGATAGATGGTTTGGTATTGCCCCAACGGGGGACTTACTAAAAGATATTAAGAAATGCATCAAGTATGGAATTAGTCCAATCTATTTAGGAGAACCTGAATATTTCTATGTTTGGTTTGATGGACATAATGGTGAACGATTTAAAGTTCATAGAAGTAGGCTATTTCTCTTTAATTCTACGAATTTACCTTTTATTGAAAAACGTGTTGATAATTATTGGGGAAATAGTTTACTTGAAGTTGTGTATCAAGTATTAGTAAGATACAACAATGGTATGGGTAGTGCTATTTCATTAGTTAATAAGTTAAATCAATATGTAGTTCAAATTGATGGTATTGTTGGTTCAAGTCAAGCAAATAAACAATTCTTACAAATGATACAAGCGAAGTTAAAAGCGATTGCTTATGGATTACAAACAAACAATACATTATTCTTATCTACCGATGATGAGTTTACTAACGTTCAAGGAACGATGGCTGGAGTTAGCGATATTGTTGCAACATTAAGAAATGAATTCGCAGCAGCGTTGAAAGTTTCTGTTTCGGTATTATTTGGAGTATCGTCTAATAATGACGAACAAATTAAAAAAGATAGTGAGATATTTGTTAAAGATACTCAAGAAATGTTTTTAAGAGAAGTATATGATAGATTAGTTCCAATTATACAT